TTATTACTACCTTCGGAGCCAATAGGGGCATAATAGGGGCAAAAATTTTTCAGCGTGCGAGCTTATCGTTAAGCATCAGCACCTGTTCGCCATTCATTTCTTCAATCCACGCACCGTAGACTTCATAAACCATTTGCGCGTTTTCATGCCCCATCTGGCTGGCTATGAAAGACGGGTTAGCGCCGGCAGATAAAAGCCAGCAGGCAAAAGTATGCCGCGTATGGTACGGATTCCGGCGGCGAATACCAGCACGTTTTACAGCTGCGTTGAATCTCGCACCTATGCTCGATAAAGAGTAGTAGGCTTTCTGTTCTCCCTTGCGCATCCGGGGTATGAAAACGAATCGCAGGCTTTGATGTTCCACTGCGCCATACTCGCGATGATTAAAGACAATTTCGGTTTTAGGCTGTAGCGCTGTCAATTTGCGCTGTGCTTTCAAGGCTTCAAGTGCCGGCTCTAAAAGGGTGATAATCCGGTTACCTGCTTCGGTTTTTGGTGGGCCGAACATGCCCAACGCATTAAGATTGCGATTTATATGGGCTGTACCTTTTTCCCAGTCAATATCTTCCCAGGCAAGAGCTGCGAGCTCTCCATGACGGACGCCAGTATATACTGCGAACGTCCACATATTCAGGCTTTGGCCACGCTCGGATTCCGCAAGCAAACTAAACTCCTGCTTCGTTAAAGGGTCCGGTTTTACTTTCCCTTTGTGTAATTTCTTGATCCCTTCGAAGGGTTTGCCACTGATAAAGCCTGATTTGTGTGCAAACCGAAGAAGGGAGCAAAGTAGCGATATATAGTTATTCACGGTACGCACAGTGCGTCCCTGTTTGTTGCTTCTGGGATTTGCCAGGTAAAGTGTCTCACCGTTCAACAGTTCCTTTCTGTATTTCAGAATGTCGCTGTGGCGTATAGTTGAAACCGGCGTGTCTTCGTTAATGATGTGCATTAACGTACCGAGTTGTGAGCGCGTCTTACGCATCGTATTCGCGCTAATTTCTGTTTCTTTAATGTTCGTCCACAGTTCACACAGCTCTGAAAAGGTTTGAACTGAAACAGTGGTTACGGTTTTTTTTGCTTTGGAAGATGAAGGAAAGCGCTGGTGGTAATCAAACTCTCCAAGGTTGATCTCGCTAACGATCACAGCCCGAAGATTCCCGGCTTTTTTGATGTTCGCCGGGGTGTTAATCCAACCTTTTAGAATTTCGCGGCAACGCTTTCCCCGGTACATAAACCAGATACAAATCTTATTGTTTCTGATTTCGACACCTGTAGGCAAAGCTGTCATCTTACGCATCCCTTATTAACTGATTAATTCTCGGATAGTTATACCAGGTTGTGCCACGCAAGGTTTTTTCGCCAGAAGGAGATACCCGTTTAAAATGGACACCTTCCACCCAACAGCCCTGGCGATACTTCTCAATCTGTCGTTCGGTCAGGCCTGTTTTTTCTGTGAGCCTTGCGCCAACAACCCATTCTTCGTTAAAAATTACCTGCGACATGGTTCACCTCAGGTAACCGGCATGAGTATAGATATGCCGGTTTTCAGTCGTTGATATTTCAGTTTCAGTTTGCCTGGCCGGGCAGGGAACGCAGTCGGCGCATGCCGGTCATTGCTGTGGCCACGTAGCTTGCCTTGCAGTTCACTACCTCGACCCAGACCTTCACGCCTTCCACTCTCACCGTATAGGTCTCTTTCATCTTGCTGCGCCCATAGTCGCCGTATCTTTGCTGGTGGGCTGCGAGTGCGATTTCACATGCCTGGCGAGCCAAAGGGGATTGCTTACTGCCTCGATTAATCAGTCGCATTTCTTCTCCTTGAGGGAGGGGTTCCCCTCCCGATCTCGTTAGTCCATGTATTCCGGTTTCATGTCCGCCAGGGTGATGCTGAACTGATCGTGCAGTTCGTCGCCCAGGTGACGCTTTGAAGATGCCAGCACGCGCTCGGCTTCCGCGAACCGTTCGGCGGCATTCGGCTCGTCAGGCTGTGGCAGGGAGTTAATAGCGGCCTCAACCTTGTTGCGTGCGTCCACCAGGTAATAACGCTTCACGGCCTTGTTTTTCAGCTCAGTGAACAGGGCAGAACCCAGAGTTGATTTCACGGTTTCAATATCTGCGCGCAGAGCTTTAGCGCTATCCACATCCTGAGCCGCCTCGATGCGATCACGGAAATCATCAGCAAGTGCATCGATGTTTTGAGCTGATTCCTGAGCCGTTTGAGTCGTAGTGACGTTGTCACCTGAAATGTCTGCAAGGCTTACGTGCTGCGCCGGTGCGGGGTTTACCTCTCGTTCTTCACGGCGATCATCGAGCTCATCCGGGGTGTAAACGCCCAGAATCACATCCGGGCAGAACAGTCTCGCCCAGCGTTTGACGGCCAGGTATGCCAGCTGCTGGCGAGGGTCATCAGCCCAAAGGGTAGAGTTTCGGGTTCGGGCCTGAGCCAGCAGCAAATCGAGTTCTCTCGGCTGATCTTCACCTTTAAGCGTTGCGCGGATAATGATGCCGATCCCAGCCTCGTCAGCCAGGGTCCAGCCCGGGACGCGGTACTCGCCTTTGTCGCCTTTACGGATGTGGAATTTTCCAACGACCTTTTCCCATGGCCCGTACCATTCATATTCAAAGCGGCTGGCCAGCACGCCGCTTCGTGAAATGACGGCATTAACCAGCTGAGCTTCATACCCGAGCACACCGTTAATCAGGTGCGTCTTCTGCGCCACGGCAAAGGGATTCATCTGCCACTGTGCCGCTTGCATCGCAACAGCCATGCAGTCGGCCTGATTGCCCTGCAGGTGTTTAGGAACGGTGGCAGTGCCCTGCGCCATAATCTGTGCGAACGTGCTGATGGCATTCAGATATTGGGAATCGAACAAAGCCACGTTGGAGTTAATAACGGTGTTCTGGTCAGCAACGGTAACGTTAGTGTTATGCATAAATCCCCCTTAAGCCTGAGCGCGCAGCGCTTCGAGGCGGCGCAGGTCGAAGTCGTTCAGTTCATCGGTGTAATCGGTAGTGATCGGCGCTGGCCATTCGCCCGTGTCGAAGCCGGTTGCGATGGCGCGCATCGTTTTGCGGTACTCCAGCATGCCCAGTTCCAGCAGTTCGGTGGAGGCCTCAATGATGGCGATCCAGTGGTAGTTCTCGTCTTTGTTGACGAAAATCCAGAAGAACTGGTCCAGCGCCGCGGTCTCGCAATACATAGCCGCACTGAGGTGGTAGTCCCGGTCAATGATTTCCCGGTGCAGCCTGGCCCGCAGGCTTTCCTGCTTCACATTCCACATGCTGATGGTTTTCAGATCGGCACCGATGCGCACGCCATCCAGTTCAATCTCGAGGTCAGGGCGTACACGCACTTCTAAACCTGTTTCGTCGTCAAAGCCGAAGTAACTCACTTCAACGGCGCGGCTTGGATGTGTCAGCAGCATGCCGGCGGTCGGGTGCGCCAGTAGTGCGGACTGAATTGCCCGCGCTGTGGCCAGCTGCTGGCGGGTAACCAGAATCTTTTCGCCAGGGTTGTCGCGCCAGGCATCCAGCAGCTCGTCTGCGAACACGGCATCGGGCTTAACCGACTTAACTGCCTGTATCATGTCTGCTTTGCTGCCGGAGACTTTCAGCGGCGTCGATTTCTGCGCTTCCTGTGCTACCAAATCAGGATTGATGATCGCTAATTGCTCAAGAAGCGCATCACGGCTGCCGCTGGTTTTAACCGGCACGGGCAGGGTGGCGTTGTACTCTTTAATGCACGCCTTCATTGCCGTCGCAGTTTGCTTCTGGCCTTCTTCAATACGCTGGTACTCAGCAGGCAGAGCCATATAGCTTTGAGCCGTTTCTCCCAGGCTGGCGCCAAGCGGCACTGGAGCGGGAAGGGACGCGTTATGTTCTTCAAGTAACGCTTTAATCTCGTCAGCGCTTAGCAGCGCCGGCAGGCTGGCGTTGTACGCCTCGATGAACTCGCGCAGAGTTGCGGTGGTGGTGAAAGCACCCTCCGGGATCTCAGGTTCTACGCTGAATTCTGCTTCGAGGTTTTCCGGCTGCAGTGCAAGGGCATGCACCAGATTTCCCATATCCAGCACTTTGGATGCTGTGCGTGGGATAGTTTTAGCCACATGGCGTGCGTTGAAGTACATCAGGCTGACGCGGGCATCTTTTACCTGGGTTGAGCTAATACCGTTTGCTGCGTGATAAACATCATTCGGCAGACCTTCGTAGCGGCCAGGCTCGAAGTAAGCCGGGTATTCGATAATTGGCTCTGACTGCTGCTCTTTCGGCGCTATAGAATCTGTCTGCGTATTAGCTGCATCAGTGCTTTCGCCCGGTGGTACCGAACCAACATCTTCGTCTTTCTCTGGCTTAGCCGTTTCCATCTGCACATCGTTGGTGGTCTCCGCTGCGTTTTCCGTTTTTTCGACTTCATTTGAGGAGGTATCGACGACCGGTTCGGTATTTCCACCCATCAGGCCATCGATGGAGAACATGCCGCTGCCGAAATTTTCAACCTGGGGTTGTTCTGCTGGAGCTTCGGTCTCAACAGACGGAGTAGACAGCGGCAGTAACTCCACCGCAGAGTTAAACTCAGCCGTCATGGTTTTATTTACAAACTCAAGATGAGCCGCTGGCGTGTGGTGGATGTTTTCCGGCGCTATGCGGATCAGATTGAAGATTGCCGCACGGTTCACCGCCAGTACGCCGGGCTGATTACGCAGGATGGCGCTCCATGACTTCCATGGTTCTTCTTTCTTAGCCACGATTTCTTTGGCACGTCGTAACACGCTCGAAGGTATTTCGAAGTGGTGGAAGTCCATAGGAAGCAGGGCGCAGGCGATCTCAAGATCGAGAGTATCCAGAGTGTGATGCGCGCCTTCGCCGCGATCCGTTACATAGCCGCCGTCTGCATTGGTACAGGAGTCAGTGCGCTGAACATTACTGATGTGATTACCGGCTGCCCACTCGCGAACAAGAATTCCTCGGTCAATATAATCAGTCGACGCCCAGATTTTGGTGAAACGGAGAACCAAAGCGAGTTCGTGGCGCTTCTCCTGGCTGAACACCTTGCGAATGGCGTCGGTATAGCGCCAAAGGTCTTTGGTATCGTAACCCTTCACCTCTTCGCAGTTTTCTGCCGCCAGCAGCAGGTTCTGGACATAGCTGTTGTCAGTGTCCATCTCCAGAGCGCTGATACCTTCGTATTCTTCGCGGGTTAAGTGGTGGCGAAGTTCGTTGGCGGTGAACTGGGCGAGTAGCTGCTTGCGGAAGGGCATACGAACGACTGGATAACGAGTGGTTTCGTCATCATTCTCGTCAATCTGGATACCGTTATCAGGTTCTGGATCCTGATCGGTTGTAAAGCCGGTCTCGGTGGGGATTTCTGATTTGAGAAGATTAAGCTTTCCGCTTCTCCACTCTCTAACTAACTCATTGCGGTCACCTGCATCTACTCTCAACCAGTCGGCCATGAAAGCAGCAAGCAGCTTTACTCTGTGCTCTTCATCTGGTGCGAATACCTGCTTAATAGCCTGAACCAATTTCCACTCAGCGTTCAGTCTGAGTTCGGCAACTTCAGGGATGTCGTTCTTCGCCAGCAACAGGTTCTGGAGATAGGTGTTGCCTTCATCCAGTGACATTTCGCTGGCAGCCAGCTGCTGCTCTTTAGTGATGTGTGACTGGTATTTGTCGCTGGTCAGGTGGACGGCAAAACGGACCGCTGGAGTGCGGTTTTCAAGCGGGACACTCTCGACGGTAGTTTCAACATTAACGGACGTTTCCGGTGCGGCAGTGTTGTCCATGGCTGCAGCAGACTCAGCACCAGCCTTTGGTAGCCAGGTGCGTCCATCGTCCTGGAGTTCGTAGCGTTTGCACCAGGTGTAATCCACTGTGCTTTCTTCAGGCAGATCGTTGTAAACAGGGAAATCGGTGCGAACCGGCTTGGTGTGATCCTTACCGCGGCCGGTTTCAATACCAGCATCTTCTAACTCAACATCGAGCTGCAGGTTTGCACGGGCTTCTGATTTAGCAGTGAACCAAATCACTGCGTCTTCTTTGCCGGATTTCTGCGTAGCCTTAACTACATAGAAAAATTCCATGTGAGATCCTCTTTTTTGGATGTAAGATCCCCGGGCCAGAGATAGCGCCCATTGGGTGAACTTTGGTTTTTTAAGTAGTTTTCCGGTGTAACTTTGGTCGGGAGCACCGGACGTACGGGCCGCCTTGCGCGGCTTTTACGTTAGCTTTCGTGGGCCATCTGGTCGTACGAAGCACAACGTTCAGAGCAGTATTCTTTTTCTTTGCGCGCCAGCTGTGAGCCGTTGCGGTAGAGAAGGGTACTTTTGACTACTTTCTCCGGTTCAACCGGCTTGACGCAGTACCCGCATTTCGTTGAGTTACACATCTGGGTTCCCCTTCTGCGCCAGCAGCTAACAAATACGGCGAACAATCACCTCGAAGAAGTTCAGCTTTACGGCCTGTTGCCGTCCTGGTTTGCGTGCGAAATCAATCATTCTCACCCTCGTTTGCCTTATCGCCGGCCAGCGGAACGTTTACACCTGATGCGCGTTAATTTCTCCACCTCATCCGACTATTCGTATGCCGTCGGCGGCTACTTCGTGGGCGTCCTGCCTTGGTGGTTCGTAGTGCGTCTTGGTGAGTTAGATTAAACACAAAGTTTAAGTTTGAGTCAACATAATGAGTAATTTTAAATAAACAAAATGTTTAAATGGCGCTTATGGAGAGTGAAATTTTGTTCTTTGGAGGCAAAAAAATTCGACGAAATGGTACGGGCTGGCAGTCCGGGAAATGGGAGCTTAGTACAAAAGATGTGCTAGTTATTCGAGGGGCATAAAAAAAGGCCTCTTTAGGGCCATTTCTTATAGTAGGTCTTTACGAATCATTGCTGAAATGAGTACTCAGTCATCCTGCGAACGAATCCGGCCTTTCATATATTTATCATATAGTTCGTCCAGCTCTTTCAGGCGAAGTGCAAAGATGCGAAGCATATTCTGTTGCTCTTCCTCGGGAAGCTGACGGTAAAGTTCCAACAGGCGTTGTTCGTCCGGCTTCAGTCCATCTTTTTCGCCAACATCTTGGCCAAGCAGCCACTCAAGGCTCACCCCAAGCGCATCCGCAAGCTTAATCGCTGAGCTTTTACCAATTGTCCCACGAACGAACCAGTTATTGACCGACTGAGCACTGACGCCACAAATACGGGCCATGTCTGATTTGGTCAACTTCTTGAGCTCAAGAACCTCGTTAAGCCGCTGAACTTGTGGGTGGTTAATCTGATGAGTTTTTTCTTTCATGGACGAATTCTAAACCAAATGTTTATTAGCTCAATATTCAAAATGTTGACATAAACATAAACAATATGTTTAATTGCGTTGTTGTTACAGGAGCTATTTATGAAAGCAATTGATAAAGCAATTACCAAAGCAGGAACTGCTACGCGCTTAGCCCAACTGCTAACCGTAAGCGCCATGACTGTTAGTCATTGGCGAAATCGATATCAGGGCGTCGTCCCGGCAGATCGAGTTTTGCAAATTTATGGGGTTACCGGCGTAACTCCGCACGAGCTGCGCCCAGATCTCTACCCAAACCCAACAGACGGTTTACCCAAACAGGAGCCTTAACCATGCAGACTGTTTCATTTCAACAGAGTAGCAGAGCTTCTTCTAACCCACTGATATTCACGTGTCATCAAAGCGAATCGACAGCCCAGGATATAGATCATCGTGATATCTGCTCAGCGGTCCGAGCCTGGGCAGCGGTAGAAGGGCGCGTAGCAGTTGCGCTTCAAATCCAGGAAGCGGCGGAAGAACTTCAACTTGATGGTGTGGATTTCTCAGGCCAGGCCGATGTCTGGAACGTGAAGCTGTTCCGCTGGCTTGACAACAAAGAAGACTCCGCATTGTACCGAAAGAACGTCGAACAATTGATGCCAGCGATCATGTCCGTATTACCGCTTCGATACCGCGACCGTGTCGTAAAGAACGACTCGTTTGCCTACCGGATGGCCAGGTTGGAAAAAGAGGTAAGTGAGGCGAAGCAAGCTCTGATGCTCGATGCACCGAAAAAGGAAAAACTGAAGGAGTTAGGCGAGGGGATTTTCGAAATGTTCAGAGTCGATCCTGACCTTACGGCACCTCTGCTGGCGATGGTCACAACCATGCTGGGGGCAATGTGAAGACTTCAGAAAAGGCGAAAGCCGCGGTGCTCGAACACCAACGGCTTTCAGGTGCAAAAACGGAGTGTAATTGCGGAGCTAAGTATGTCAAATACAGCTGAAATTATCAATTTCCCCCACAGAACCGAACAACCGGGAGGTCGTATGGCCGACCTGTCGAACGGGTATACCAAGGTCGCTAACGAGATCCAACAGCTTAAGCCTCGTCTGAGAATGTCAGGCCGGGAGTGGCAGTGTTTTGAAGCGGTGATCTGGCTTACCTACGGCTGGAACAAGAAACAGGACCGCGTTACGAACACGGTGATTGCCGAGCTTACAGGGTTGAGTGATTCGCATGTTTCGGATGCGCTCAAATCGCTCGCAGAACGCAAAATTATCTTCAGTCAGAAACAGGGCGTGATGAAAACGGTCGGTATAAATACTGACCTTTCCGCCTGGATTTTAGACAAACCGAAAACGGGAAAAGTCTTCCCGAAATCGGGAAAAGTGTTACCGAAAACGGGAAAAACCTTCCCGGAAACGGTAGACACCCAAGACTATAACAAGAACAATATTAAAATATCCTCGTCTCGGAATTCTGACGAATCCCGAAACCAGAAAACTCAAAAGTTTCTCTCACGCCATCCAGAAGCTGCCGACGGGATATACACCCCGGCAGGTAAATCATGGGGATCCGCTGACGACCTTAAGGCCGCGCGCTGGATTTACGACAGGCTTCTTACCGTCAACGCATCGCTATCTGAACCCAACTGGGCTGAATGGGCAAACACCATCAGGCTGATGCGTGTCCAGGACAATCGTACTCACTACGAAATCTGTGATTTGTTCCAGTGGGCTAACCGGGACGAGTTCTGGAAAGACAACATCCTGAGCCCCTCAAGTCTGCGAAAGCAGTGGGATCAGCTCACCACCAAACGGCTGCGCGCAACCGGAACGGCAAAATCTTCCCGGGGCGGCATCGACCTGCACAACACCGACTGGATTGAAGGGGTGCTGGAATGAAAAACCTAGCCGAGAGCATTCGCAATTTTGACCGGGAACAGGCTCGCCGCGTGGCACACAACATGCCTGAGCAGTACACCGAACGCGAACAAACGCAGCAGGTGGCGCAGATTATTAACGGGTTATTCGTACAGCTTGCGGCCGCGTTTCCGGCAAGCCTGGTTAATCGCAGCCAGGAAGACGTGAACGAGATCCGCCGGCAATGGGTGCTGGCCTTTAAAGAAAACGGGATTAATACCATTGAGCAAGTTGAAGCTGGTATGCGCATGGTACGCCGACAGGAGCGTCCATTTCTGCCTTCGCCAGGCCAGTTCATCAAGTGGTGCAGGGAAGGGCGCTGCGTACTGGGGATCACCACTGCTGACGTCATGGCTGAATACTGGAAGTGGAGGAAGCTGGTTTTCCGGTACCCGAGCAGCGAGCTATATCCGTGGCCAAAGCCGGTTTATTACCACATTTGCCTTGAACTGCGGCGCCGCGGAACCGATGGCCAGTTGAGCCACAAAGAACTAGAGCGCGAAGCCAGCGACATTCTGGATATGTGGGAAAAGCGGGTGCTGGCCGGGAAACCAATCCCGCCTGTTCGTCGTGCGTTGGCAGCACCAGTGGCTCCGAGGGGGCCGACGCCAGCTGAACTTCTGAAGGCTAAATACGCGCGCCTAAAAGATGAAGGGAGAGTTTAA